TTCGTCGTTTGGGGTCAATTGCAAGTGGGGCGTTAGTCGCCACATCAATGACAACAGAGCAAATCAGTCAAATTGAAACATATGCAGTGGCTTTAGGCCTACTGTTGGTTGATTTGGTATTGTCAAAAATAGACAGGGAGAAAGAATAAAATGGGATTTTTTGCTGGTGCGTTAGCTTTAGGAAAAACATTTTTTGGTTCTAGTGTCGGAAAAATGGTTGGAACTGCGGTTATAGGGCGCGCTCTTCAACCTAAACTTCAGCCGGCTGTTTTGCGTTATTCACAGCAAACAGAAACAAATGACGCAAATTTGGAAGTTATGCGTCAAAAGGCTGAGGAAGCTGGTTTTAATCCCTTAACTGTACTCAGGTCAGGGGGCATCAATGCATATTCAACTCGGATTACTAATATACCGAGTTATGCTCCGCAACTCAGTAAAGGGCCAAGCTATTTGGCGATTGCGGCTGGGGCTGCTGCAAAAAGTTATTTTAATAGACCTACAGAAGAGCAGAAGGCTTCTCAGGCTCTTAAAATAGCTCAGCAATATGCGGATCTAGATTATACCAAGGCAATGACTACTGGCGCTCGGGAAGCTGGCAGCGATGTGTCAATGCGCGGACGAGAAATAGACGGTATTTATTTTGAGGATTTGCCACCTGGCATGGAGCCTTATAGGGGCACGGATGGCCTAATTTATCGCGATCCTGATACCTTAAAATATATGTTTAAAGGGGATGGATTTACTAGCGGAAAAAATTGGGCAACGAGTGTTCCTGCTAATATTCGATATACTGTTAATGTAAATGGGATTAATCCTAAAACTCATTCCACATTAAGTGAGCAATTTCTTAGCATCGGTGACGTTAGCGATGCAAAGGTTTCGAGTGTTTTGCATGGTCTTTCTCTGGGTTATGATGCCATTGAAAAAGTTTACCCGAAATTGGGTTTTCAAGGTTTTAATAATAACCCTATTTATAACAACCCAAAGGATAAGCGATGAGATGCAAAAAGTGTCAACAAATTCGCAAGAAAATCACAAAATTGTTTAAACGTAGGAGAACAAAAAAATGAGAATGTCCGAAACTACTGTGAAGTTGGTTAACGATAAATCTTTTAATGAGATTTTGAAACAACTCTTAGAAGGGGTAAAAAAAATGAGAATGTCTGAACAAATACCAGTCAGTCCACTGGTACACAAAAAAAGCAAACGAATGGATAAAAAGCGGGTTTTAACAAGCGGAGACGCTGGTAAAATTATCCCGATTAGTTTTACGCCATTGTTGCGCATGGATCAAGTTACTAGAGGCCAGTATGTTGTGAATGTGGAAATGATGGAAACTGCCGAAAGATTGGCTTCCGGAATTTCTGTGTGTTTTTATGCTCATTTTTGGCCGTTTTTGGCGGCTGAGCGATTTGACGGAATGGATAATTTTAACCGTAGCTATCAAAAAGTTGCTGAGAGCTCAGGTAGTGTTACACCATTTTTTGAGACGGTTAATTATTCAGCTAGTGATGCTTTTTGGTCAACATTGGGTGTTCATGCTGCTTCTGGTGGCGCTATTAATGCTTCGCCACTCGAGGCTTATAATGGCATTGTCAACTATAGGCGCAAAGCACGGTCAAAAAGTTTGCCTGAACGCACAAAACATGACGCAACTTTAGCGGAGGCGTTTTGGCGCAATAATAGCATGTCTCATATTGTGGCAGATTTTGATCAAGCAAAGATTGATGGCGAAGTCCCTATTACTGGTTTGGACTTTTCTGGGGGAACAGTTACTGCGCCGTATGATTTGCAATATTATGCGTATGATCAAACTGGTGCCCAAAACCAAGTTGCAATGAAATCTGCTCCAGCAGGTGAAAACCCCACTCTTACCAATGGTAAATTTGTCTGGGATGATATTGCTTTCGAGTTGTCATCTTCGGGTGCAACTTTGTCATTAGCAAATATTGAAATGGTTAAAAAGACGGCCGCTTTTGCGCGTATAAGATCAAATTATGATGGCATCGATGATGACCATATAATTGATTTGTTGATGGATGGTACGTCAGTGCCTGATGAAATGAGCAAACAGCCAATTCTTTTGGCAAAGTCTGAAAGCCAATTTGGATATACTCAAAGATATGCGACGGATGCGGCTAATCTTGACGAAAGTTTGACAAATGGTGTTGCACAGGGACGATTGAATATTCGTTGTCCACAAACGAATACAGGCGGTATTATTATGATTACCGCAGAAATTGTGCCGGAGCAATTGTATGAGCGTAAAAAGGATTATTTCCTTTATGCAACTGATACGGATCATTTGCCTTCTACATTGAGAGATGAACTTGA